AAGTAATCAATACATAACCAAGATATTTTAGTTTTTGTTTGCACCTCTAACTCTTTTAAGTACGCTCTAATATCATTAACATTTGATTGTGCTGGCAAATATTTAATCTGTAACTTGCCTGACTTCTTGCCAACTAGTTTAACTTTCATTTCAACATCATCTAAGTTCTTAAAGATCTGATTACTTGCAGTATTAGTCATCATACTATCAATACGCATAGCACAGAGTCCTTCACTCAACTCTAATGTAATGTACACACCATTCAGCCCTTGCTGACTCCAGTTTACTGCTAAATTCTGCATAACCAAACTCTTGCCTGATCCTGAACCTCCAGCAAATATGTTAAGCTCACCTCTGTTAAATCCACCATACAATGTTTTATCTAACATTGGCCAACCTGTTGATACTTGACCATTCTTACTTTTAAGTAATTCTAATCTAGTTCTAGGATCATCAAAGTAATCTGTACCCATGTCTTTAGTTAAACTAATTTGCACTGCGTCTTTAATTAATTTTTCTACTGGATTATAGTTACCTTTTTCTAACATGTCTGCTGACTTAAGAATAGCACGTTCTAATTCTTGTCGTCTAGTAAAGCCTTCAAACTCTTCAAAGAACCAATCATAGTGTTCGTCATTTAAGTCTGGAACTGTTTGCAATTTTTGACTTGTTACTGCTTGCACTTGTTGCAGTGTAGGAATACTCTTATGGTTGTCTACATGCTCTTTAATAAACTCAGCTACGCTTTGTAAACTACGATCAAAGTTTTCTGGATTATATATGTTTTGAACACGTATATAACTTTGTGCGTCCTGAAGCATCATCTCCAAGAACAGTTTTTGCATTTCTAATGTATATTCTTTTGTTGTGTTAGCCATAGTTTATTATAACTCTATTTCACCCTTTTAACAAGTCGACGTTTAGCCAATTCAATTTTAATTTTACTAGTTTCTCTACTATTCATAATAGTTATCAATGTGCCTAATCTGCCATAATGTTTTACAGCGTCATTAACATCTTTGATATGACCAGGCCAGTCCGGAATACTTACGGCCCAACCCAACTCAACAGCACGATCAATTAAGCGAAGCCCTGCTTCATCCTGATCAGGTACTACTGTTATTTGTTTGTGTTGTTTTTTAATTATTTGTGCTTGTTTGTCATTAATTGTATTGTGTAACACTGCTACACCATTAACACTGAGTGCATCAAACAATCCTTCTACAACAATTAACTGTGTCCAATGTTCCTGTTGTAGATCTATACCAAATACATATCCTGGCTGTTGTTCATTAATAAACTTTGGACTACGGTTATCTAAGTAACGTGCTGACCAACCTACTACATCTCCTTCATAAGTGTAAGGCACAACAATACGTTTTGCATTACGTCCGTTCTCATCTGGACTTATCATATAAGGATAGTCTTCCCAATCTATTCCTCTGCCTCGCAAGTATTCAATGAACTCCGCATCTGATGTTTCTAATAAACGTAGTTCTTCTGGTAGCTGTTTATGATCAAAGTTTACATTAACTTCAACTCTCTGTCTTGACTCAACTAGCTCTGCTAAGTCCTTATGTTTTAGACTTTCTAGGTTTATACCTGATATTGTATTTTGATCTAACCCCATCCACCCTAATAGCTTGCGTGCTTTATAACTTAGTGTACGTCCTAGCTTAAAACTTGCTTTGTATCCACAGTTGAAACAGTGATAAGACCAATCATCACCATTTTGCTTGACACCACCACGCTGTCTTTTATCTTGATTCTCACCATTATGTGTACAACAGACAGCATTGAAACTTACCCAACCAGAGGCAGTTCTTTTATGTTTTGCAGGAAGTATTGTGGTTATATCTAACATCAAGTTAGTATAACAGAATCTATCTCCGGAATCAAATGTTTTGATATCTTTTTGTGACCAATTTCATTTGGATGGCCCAATGGTGCTGTTAGTGTTTTTCTTTCAGGATGATTTACTATCCAATGACAGTAATTACGCTCAGGCCATATCAATGTAGGAACATCTACAGGTACTAGTGGTGGCATAATATGAAACTGTAGCATTGGAATGTTTAGCCTAGCACTCTTGCCATCAAATAGACCAAGTGCTTGTTCATAATTATATTCGTTAAGTTCATCGCATACACTATACGCTATTAATGCTTTACCTATTTCTCGAAAATGCTTAGGAATAGTACTACTACCATACTCTATCCAGGTTGAATGTACGAACTTATTCCACGCTGGGTCTTCACCGTAGTGTTTATGATTTGGATCATAAAAAGTAAAACGATCATTATCTGTTGTACCGTGCAACACTAGACACTGTTCTGGGTTTGGTTCTTGCCTTAGCCACCAAAGAAAAGTCCATTGGGCACTCTGTAAGCTACCTCCTGGTATTCCGTAATTTTCAACAGGAACGTCATAGTGACGACCTAGGTGTCCTAAAAAACAGTTAGTTGTTCGGTAGTCATTGTTTTGATGCCAGGATGTATGTGCGTCTTTATCTTGTTTAAGTAATTCAGGATCTACAAGCTCGTCACCGTACGTCCAGCTATCGCCAAAGCCGACGATTTTTTTAATTTTATTCAAGCAGTGCCTATCTAATTTTTACATCTGTTATATTACCAGATGTTTCTTCAATGTTTAATCTTAAGTAAGGATGAAATCCATTGATATTTATATAGCCTGTAGTCGATGTGGCAGATAATGTTACTGTAGATTCAACATCATACCATTGACCCGAATCGTCAACGGCACCTTCTACTTGTAAGTTACCTGTAAATGAACTTGGTGTGTATTGTAATGTTTGTAACCCTCTATCATTACCTAACCAAGTACTTGAATTATATGTTGCTACGTTACCGTGATCAGGAATAGTAACTGTGTTGCTCGCTGTGTGGAGTGGCATAACACTATCTAATATCTCAACAACACCTCGGGCACCGGCATCGTCGTCCATAAATCCAGGATTATATACTGCACTTGACGTTTGTTTGCGTTCTAAACTATAGTGTGCTTTTTGTGCCACTACTTGATCTAGTTCAGCTTCTGTTATAGTAACTTTAGCTTTACCTTTAACTGCGTCGAGCATTTCTAAATCTTTTGTTAATATTAATTCTTCGCCTTCACGATTAATTAATCTAAATGTAACGGTTGTATCTGTTAACGATACAGGCTTCTGATCTTGATTGACGAATCTAAATGTCAATACGTTGTCAGTGCCTTTATGTAGTTTTAAATCTTTTGCGTACACGGGTGCCCACCTCACTGATGTTATTTTGCTGTTGGAATAATCATTTAATATTACCAACTGGTCCTGATTATATAAATAGACTTGAGTATTATACATAAACATATTTATCAAACATGTCAAACGATTTTTTTAAACAACTGAGCGAAAAGTACCCATTTATTACTGTAGTAATGTATGGCCGTGCCGAATACGTGGGCATAGTACAGAATCGAGACCAGTTAGTAACAACAATGTACGACTTTGGTCGTATTGTTGATTTAGAATTAAAACAAAGATTCTTAGAATTAGCCGAAACATGGTGGTGGGAATCAAATCGTTCGATACCAATTAATATTTTCTTACGTGAAGAGTGGACACAGTTTAAACCATTCTTGCAAACATTCATTAACAAAGATTTAGAAATATTATACGGTCCAGCTACATCATTAAATGAACTTGCTAAAAAACGTACTAAGAAAAAATCAATTACACTCGTTCGACGAGTAGACTAAATTTTTCCACCTAGATCAACAAACCACTCAGATATCTCTTGCCTCGTTGTCCAATAGTAGTCTTCGAACTGTTTCCAAAATACATGTTGATTGTGTCTACGCTCGGGTCTGGTATCTATATCCCATTGATGCAGGCCGTATTCTTTTTGTATCTTGATTTGTTCTATGCAACCTTTGAGTCTATCTTTCCAATCTTCACAGCTAGTCCACTTCCAGTCTGGTACTTCATACCCTAGCTTGCGTAGTTTTTCATAATGAGTTTGACTACCTAGTGTAATCCAATTGTGGTTGGCAATAATAGGCTTCCAAGTTTTCTCAGTAAAGAAACTATAACGGTGTAACACTGTTGACTCTGCTTGTAGGCTAAAGTAAGTATTAAAGTACTGCGAAGTAATACATTCGCCAGCGTCCCATCTTTTCCAATCAATTAAACTTTCAAATGTAATATCATTCTTTTCAAATTCTCTAGGTAAGCGTTTGCCCGTTGTGATATGAGACCATAATGCACTATCTAATAAACTTGCTTGCTCTAATTGATTAATTAATTCTATTCTGTGTGTTCTTGGTCTATTATTTAAAAATAAAAAATCGTAGTCTCTTTCATGCCTACTGTAGGCAACATATCTCTGATCTTCGTTGGCTTGAGCAGTCTTATACATCATATAATTTGTATTAAAATTATTGATTGACTCTGGTAGTTCTCCTGAAGAGATCGTTGCGTAGCGACCTTCTAAGGCACCTTTAAGTAGCCCTTGGTTGTCTAGCATACGCATAAATGTATCACCACCTTCAACTAGATTCTCTAGTACAATAGTAGCATTTGATTCTTTTATATAATCCAAAAAGTACGTGTCATCATACTTAATTGGAATTACTTGCACAGTATTGTCCGGTAATGATCTTAGATATTCAACAGAGTAATATCTTTCCTGTGCAATGTCACAGATATTACGTGTGTCGCTATCCTTGTGTACGTATACTTTCATAAATCAAATTTATATGTAGAGCAACTAATACAGCATAACTGACTGCATGTGCTTTTTTAAAATAGTAACTACCGTCTTCAGGTACTGTCCAAATGTCTTTACTGATTTCGTCCCAGTCTTTACCTAACAAGTGTCTTTTGCCAGGACGTATTAGTGCTAAGAACATAGCCATTCTAGGAATTGAATTAACTTCTAGGTCTTTAATAAGGTCATAATGATTACCAATGTGTATAATCTTTTCTACAAAGTCCTTGTCTTTTAATAATCCCCAATCAGGTTCTTTGTTTAACATTTCTTCGTAGTGCTCGTTATCTTTAATCAGCTTGTAAACATTAACATTAAGAAAATCAATCTTAACATATCCACGTTCAGTTGCTGTTTCGTAATCTATGCTGGCACAGTCATTGATTGGATCATACGGAACTTCTGTTACATAAACACCCGAGTTGTGCTTACGTACACCATCTTTATGTTCTTGTCGTGCAGACACATGGTTGATATGTTTTAATATATCTTCTCTATTTGCAAAATCTATATCTATGTCTGCATCAAACTTCATTACCAACCTGCCTGTTTTAACATTTCTTTAACGTACTCTGTATCACCCGGATAGTCTTTTAACATCTTGTGCCAGCGATCAGGATCTAAGAACTCATAAACCATTTGTAATTGTTCAGGGTTTAGTCCTTGTAGAAACTCATGCCCTGTATCGCAATTAAAAATAGTCCATCCTGTTACTTTGCCTGTTGATATCAAGTAACATATCTTGTTAGCGTTCCCGTGCATTAGAAAGTGTTCTGTTGGATTTCCTGTTTCATATGCCCAATCAACACCTGTTTCTAATGCACGTGCCATTGCGTCAGTTGCTGGTTCTTTGTATATCCAGAACCTTAAAAACTCTTCATAGAGTTTGTCACTGCCCCAATGATCAATTCGTTTATTGTTTTTAAGTAACCAATCAGCAAAACGTTCTGCGTTAACCACACGTGCATTAACACAGTAATTACCAAACTTAATAAATGCTTTGTAGTATGCTGATGTTGCAAAGTCATCAAAAGACTTGTTCTTTGCTGAGCCCTGTGTCATTTCATAGAAACGTTTAAAGTTAGTAAAGCCTATTCTACTAGCTGGGCTATCTTTGTTTTGGAATCGTTTCTTTTGCTCACAGACGTGAACGCTTAGAGTACTTTCCCTAGCAAAAGTTCTTTGACAGAACTTACACTTAAAGATCTGATTTGATTCGTTTGTCGTCCCAGCCATGTTCTTTTGCCAACTCTTTAATTTCTTTTGGTTTTAACATTGATAATAGTAAATCCATTTCATCTGATTTCATGTTAGGATATAGTTCACTAATAAACTTCCTAACTTTGCTTGATGGTGACTTACCTTCTTTTTTCTTTGCGGGCAACCAATAATGAAATTGGTTACCCATGTTTGGTGATACTGCGGTACACATTAACCATTGTAGTTTTGTATGCTTGTTAAGATCAAAGAAATACTTGTTAACAAACTTATTAGTTGCCATCAAGTAATATGCCTGTAGGTCTTTGTTACCGCCTACACTTGCACCATATCTCAACATCAAATATGTTGAAAACTTTTTCTTTTGTTCATCAGTAAACTTGTCATAGTAGTCACGATCCTTACGATCATATGCCGCCATTTCATTACCAATGTATAAAGGATCTGTATTTGCCATTAAACTACCTTATGATATTGTACTACCTCACAGTTTCTGGAAATGTCTTTGACAAAGTAAACACACTCGGGTTTACTGTCATCACCTAAAGGTATTGTTAACATCTGACCATTCTTAAGTTTTGGACAGTACCAGTTAACATCATTATAGACATCTACAATCTCAATGTCAAGGAATGTTCCTCTGAATCCTGTCAGTGGATTAAACTGAAACGCTTTAAATCCTCTGTCGTTGATTGCAGTCAATGGTAATACTTCTAAGTTTCCGCAGTCTGGTTCACCAATTAATATTTGCCAATCCACAGGCATCTTTATTTCATGCTCGCCTATACGCAATACTAATGCAGGTGAGTTAAATGATTCTAAAAAGATTAACGGTATCCAATGATGATCCGGAACAGCAGGATCACTGTTATCCAAAACTGAAAATCTCATGTCATCAACCTCTTCAGGAAGTTGATCTAATTCATATCTAATGTTGTCTAGTGTTAATATTCTCATGTAGTTATTATACTATCCTGTTTTGTCTTTGTCAAACTATTTCTGCCAATCTGTTTTTTCTATCGTAAATGGATAGTTGGCTTCTCTATAGAATTGTTTACGTTTAGTTAAATGCCGTTTGGCAAACTTGCATGTTGATGTTATATCCCAGATTTGAACAAAATCTTTATCTTCTGCTTTTCTGATACCTCTACCGATTGACTGGATAACTCTGACGAAGCTCTTGCCAGGCTCGACGAGGATGAGGTTGAAAATTCTAGGTATATTAATGCCCACAGCGGCCACGCCATAAGTAGCAATAATAACCTTACCGTCCATAGTTGCAATTTCGTCATATTCATCTTTCCTTGCTTGTGCTTTAGTGGCACCTGATACAAACACTGAGTTAGGTATCTGTTCACTAAGAGCTTTACCTGGTGCTATCCTATCTACCAACACCAAAGTATTTCCACTTTCTTTAATTGTTTCAATTAAGCTAGCAACATATTTGACTCTCTTTTCTGTTTCTAACAAATATTTTAATTCATCTTGATATGATTTGTATTCAACATGGTCAACTAGCTGTACTACATTAACATGACATTGAGCCAGTACACCTTCTTGCTGTAATTCATTTGCACTTAGTCTGCCAATGACATCACCTAGGCTACACTTTAAACTCATAAACTCATATTCTTCTTTTGGCACAGTGCCTGTTAGCCCCCAACGAATAGGTATTTGACTCATTGGACCTGTCAACAACGTTCTTAACGCATCTGCTTTGGCCATGTGTACTTCATCTACCATGATGCAGACAACACCTTGAATAAACTCATCTATTGTGATGTCAATATCTTTAGCACGAGTTTTTTTCATCATGATGTTTAAGCTCTGCCAAGTACAAATAGTATGTGTCTTGCCAAACTCTTTACGATCGCCAAAGAACACTCCTACATCTAATCCCATATTGATATAGTCAGCTTCTGTTTGTGTAACTAACGATTTGTTTGGAACAATAACTATTGTACGTCCGTGTGCTTCACACCTGTGACTTAGCACTGCTGTGATTAATGTTTTGCCTGCACCCGTTGCTACTTCTTGTATGCACTGTGGATTTTCTAAAAACTTGTTAACCACGTCAACTTGATAGTCACGTAGCATTATTGGTTCACCTTCAACAGGGTGATTTGGAGGCCATACATAATCACTATAACTATCTTCTTGGACTCTTTCAAATCCATAATCAGTTAAGTAGTCACGAAGATCCTCTACCTCAATATCATAGTTCTGTTCTTCTAGCACAGGGATGATGTCAGGAAGTAAATTAACGTATGAACTACCGCCAAGTTGGAAGAACCCAACTTTTCCGTCCCACCTGCCTAGTCTAACAGCAGGCATATAACGAGCGCCTGGCACTTCATATTTAAATTTGTTAGTCAGTGTTTTACGAGCAT